CTCGCTTATCGCCCACAGTGTGTGCTTCAAAACGAAAGTTTGATTACTCACAAGCTCCAAGTACCATTCGGTTCTACTAAATAATATGTAGAAACCAAAGGGATTATTCTTGGAGTCGCTGAAAGCCTTTTACTTACTTCATAACTAACTTACAAACATGACAGTAATACTTTGGAAAGTATTACTTCTTCGGCCTGATCAGGTATAACTCTAATCGAGGATAAAGATTAACAAGCATCTCTTTTACTTTCGTAATAAAGAAATTTATTATGTCTGGATGTAGTTAGTCGAACTTTTCGATTACCTTGTTGTACATTTGATTGTACTAAGATTCTCGAAGATAACACTTGTAACTAAATTATGTAGTCAGTAGGAGAGTAAATAATCCAGTCAAATATACAATTAACTTATGAAAAATCACAAATTAACTGCACAAAAGAAAGGATTATCTCGCCAATGGGACCCAAGACGACATACAAAATTTTCTTTAAAGAAGTTTTGAATGTTATCTAAGGTCTCAGTCTGACTTTTCCAATTATGAAATACCAGTCATCACCGTCATATCATTGAGTTATCAAAAAGAATTTTTATTCTTTTAACAACCAATGGTAAGACCTTCACAGTACAATACTGTAAAGAGGCTCATAGACTTATGTCTAAGAGTTTAGGTGGTGAGGTGACTCAAAGTTCTTCTGAACCTCGAGTTGCTAGCCGGAGAGGACTTCCTCTTATTATCCCGGGAGCTCTTCGCCTCTTAATTGAGGCAGGAGAACCGAAAATAATAAGAGTAGTCTTCACTATACTATCTGTTTATAGAGTCATACCTGCGTACCCAAAACTAAAACTAGGGACTATTACAAGTCCTCACTCTGGGGTCATTAAAGACCTTCCAGAGCTAGATTTAGTATTGCCTTTGCTTAAAGCTAATAATTTTGTAAATTCTTATTTACAAGATAAATACTTTAAGGTGGCCACTGGGCCGTTCACGGTAGGTCGTAGTTTACGACTTCTTACCTCAGCGGGTCCTAATTCTTCCAACCAATTGTTTGGTTATGCGATCGATGCATTTGCATGACGGAATAACCCTACATTATTGGAAATATTTAAACGGTTTGCTTTGTTAACAAACCATAAAGATATTTGGGAGAAGTTAAGAGATGATATAAAGCATATTGATTCCAAGGACTTAAAGGTCTCTGACCTTTTAAGTACTCCGGAAATCAATTCTGCTATAAAGTCATCTCAGGATTCACTGAAATTGGGAAAACTCTGCTTAAAACAAGAAGCGGCGGGTAAGGTTAGAGTATTCGCCATGGTAGATGCTTGGACTCAATCATTACTTGCAACTCTCCATGATGGAATATTGAAGATTTTATCTTCGATACCCCAAGATGGAACCTATGATCAACATAAACCTGTAAAGGTTTTGATTGATAAAGGTATACAAGAGTTGTTTAGTTTTGATTTGTCTGCAGCTACTGATAGACTACCTATAGATTTACAGGCAAGAATTATCTCGTCATTATTTGATAATGATGAAGTTGGTTCTCTCTGAAAATCTCTATTAGTTGATCGAGACTATATCTTAGAATCTAAAGATCCGAAATTTGTTTCGGATAATGGATCTTATCGATATGCCATCGGTCAACCAATGGGTTGTTTATCGTCATGGCCAATGCTCGCCATTACTCACCACTTGATAGTACAGGTGGCTGCACGTAGATCTGGAATCAGTAAATGATTCGAGAATTACGCTGTCCTCGGTGACGATATCGTCATCGGAGATAAAGTAGTTGCCAGTGCTTATCTAGTTCTTATGAAGGATTTAGGTGTAGAAATTAATCTAACTAAATCTTTAGTAAGTGCTTCAGGATCTTGTGAATTTGCAAAGCGTTTCTATCATCATGGAGTAGATGTCAGTCCTATTGGACCTAAATCTATTCTTGAGATGATTGGAAGCCCACGCTCTTTTAAAGATGTTATTTTAAATAACTCTTTAATTGAGGTGGAAGACTTTGCGATCCTCCGAGATCAACTAAAAGGACTCTTTAGTTCTGATAATGTTGTTAATTCAAAATGAATTAATAAGATTAAAAGTAACTATTGAGACCTTGTTAGTTGTTTTGGGTTGAACTTAGGACTGGATCTATCACCTAACCTTACGGTTACGGCTATAGATTCGCTAGATCCTAAGGAGTCTGTAATCTTTAATTCTGTTTTAAAACAGATTATTGATTATAGACTTACCCAAGGTTGATTTTTAGGACTTGAGGAGACTGTAAATACTTACAATAGGTATAGAAGATTCTATTCCTTTAGTAGTATTGCACATTTTCCTAGTACTAATTGTATATTAAGCTCAATGAGCGAAATATTACAAGAATGTACTTATAAGTTAGACACTAAAATGACTGAAGGCGAAGCATTAAAGCTTGCTTTCACGTCACTAAGCCGTCTAACTTGAGTCCTTGAGAAGAAGAAACAAACAGAGAGTCGATCAATAAAGTCTTTACGATTAAGTAAAGCCTTATTTAACGATCTTTATATGGTTTCTCCAGCTCTGGCAATCTTTCTAGTTAAAGAAAGTCAGGCCGATACTCGTTTTGTCAAACGAGAGGGAATTAACTGAGAACTCAGTTAGTTCGGTCACAAGACCGCG